GTCCTTTGTGGCGACCGGATCTGGCGCGTTTGTCACCCAGCCCGCCTTTATCAGCGTGCCGTCGCCGGGCAACCTGCCGTCTGGTGCGGCGCCCAACGCCATCGGCGCGCAAGGCGTGTGGCTGCGGCTGACCCTGCCGGCCGGCACCGCCGCCTACAAGGGGTCGGCCGACCTGCGCACGCAGGGGACGACGACCTGATGTTTCGGCTTCGCATCGTGGTGGGCGCGCGATGACGTTTATCTCGGTCCCAGCCACACCCGGCGCGCAGGCGTTCGACACAGACACGGTGTTGACGCAAGCTCAGGCACCAGCGCTTGCCGCGCAAGGTTACGTCTGCGCTATCCGCTATGTCAGCCGCACCAGATCGAACGCCGCGGGCGACATTTCCGCGAGTGAGGCGCAGACGATCATCGAGGCCGGCCTCGGGCTGATGCTGGTGCAGCATTGCCCGCCGGCCTATTGGACGCCGACGGCTGCCGTCGGCACGCTATATGGGGCGGCTGCCGCGGCGAATGCGTCGAGCGTCGGGTATCCGGGGGGTGCTACCCTGTGGCTCGATCTCGAAAATATGCGGCCCGGCTGCGGCGATCAGGCGATCATCGCCTATGTCAATTCGTGGTGCCGGGCGGTGGCGGCGGCAAGATATTTGCCAGGTCTCTATTTCAGCGCCGATTGCCCGCTGACCTCGGGTCAGATTTATCTCGACCTGATCGTGACGCAATACTGGCGCTCGCTCAGTGCCGACACGCCGCCCGTCGCGGTACGCGGCGCCTGCGTGCAGCAGTTTATACAGTACGGAAAGGTCGCCGGGATCGACATCGACCGCGACGTGATCATGGCCGACGCGCTTGGCGGCCTGCCGTCATGGGCGATCAATCAGCCGACCCTGGCGATCGACGCGATATGATCTTCGGCCGCTCAAACTGCCTCTTTTGGGCACTGGGGCGGTGGCGGCGGTTTGGCGGCTATCTTTTGGTGCGCCGCTCGCAATGGGGTCCTTTCCCTCATTTCGCCTGGAGCGAGACGCTGCAAACCTTCAAGAGCTTCGAACCGTTGCACCCGCGCCGTCGACGGCTGCCGCCGCTGATCTTCCGCGGTCGGGTCAGGACGACACGTCAGCCGCCATGATTTTTCGGTCAAATTAGCCGGGGATCGCGAGATGGTGAAGCGGCTCGAAGCGATGCCCGGAGGCGTGCAGCAGAGCCTCGCCCGCGCCGTGAACCCGCATCGAATTGCAGCGCGGCAGACTGTAGGACTAGGTGCTCAACGCCCGCACCGGCATCCTGCATCCGCCGATGGCCACGCTCGGCGGCGGCGGTCGATGAACTTAGCTCTCGACGGTAGCACCCAGGCTTTCGGGTTCAGGCTGCTTCCGCGTTCTAGGGGCGGCGCGCCAGTTTGGATGATCATTGGCCCGGTAGGATAACGCATGACCTGGAACCTCATTGCGTCTACCTCGGCGACGCCCGGCCCAAGCGGTGGGTCGACCTCAAGCATCAACACGACTGGGGCCGACCTGATTGTTGTCGAGGTCAGCCACTACAACGCAGCGACGCCAAGCTTTTCCGACAGCAAAAGCAACTCGTGGCAGCAGATCGGAGCCTTCACCCAAGGCGCCGTCACAACATCCCTGTACTTTTCCCTTGGGCCGACGGTCGGCGGCGCGCACACCTTCTCGGCCACCGCCGGGGGCTGCTATCCCGCGATTAACGTATTGGCGTTCTCCGGTTCGCCAGGCAGCGGCAGCTACGACCAGGTAAGCCACGCCACGGCGGCGAGCGCCACGTCTCTTGCCGCCGGCTCGATCACGCCCTCGGTAAGCAATTCCCTGATCATCGCCACCCTCGGGACAGACGGCGGGTCGAGCCAGACGATCAGCGTCGGCACGGTCCAGGAAAATGCGCCGTGGGTCAACAACGTAAACGAAGGCAGCTCGACCGCCTATGACGAACAGTCCACGGCCGCGGCGATCAACCCCGATTGGTCATGGACTGGGGCCGCCAATGCGGCTGCGATCGTTGTTTCATTTGAGCCGGGGTCGAGCGGCACATCGGTCACCGCCGACGTGCTGGCGCCACTCGAATTCGCCGAGACGGTGCTGCGCGCGCAGCCGGCTGGGGCGGTGCGCGTCTTTCTGACGTCGGGCTCGACCTGGACGGTCCCGGCCAACTGGAACAGCGCCAACAACACGGTCGAGGTCGTCGGCGATGGCGGCGGCGGCGGCACCGGCTATGGTTTCTCGCCGGCGGCGGGCGGCGGCGCCGGCGGCTATGCCAAGGCGGTGAACCTGGCGCTGACGCCGGGTCAGGTGGTCAATATCGGGATTGGCGCCGGCGGCGCTGGCGGTGCTGCGGCCCAAGGCGGCAACTCGGCCGGGACCGGCGCCAACGGCAGCGGCACGTGGTTTGGCGGGACAAGCTTTTCGACAGCATTGGTCAACGCGTCTGGTGGCACCGGCGGCCTTGCCGCCTATCTGATCAATGGCAGCCCCGCCAATGGCGGCGGCCCCGGCGGAGTAGGCGGCGGCTCGGCCGCGAGCCTGACCCATACCGGTGGCGCCGGCGGCAACAACTCGTCGGGCAACGATGGCGGCTCGGGCGGCGGCGGTGCGGCTGGCCCATCGGGCAACGGGGGCGCCGGCGCCGAAGGTGCCGCTGGCCCCGGCAGCGGCGGCGGCGGCGCTGATGGCGGCACTGCCGGCGAGCAAGGCAATATCCCAGGTTCCTACACCGGCGGCGCCGGCGGCAACGGCCCCGGCGGCACCGGCGGCGGCGCCTCGGTTTACGCAGCGCCAGGAAGTAACATTTCGGTCGCCGGCAACCCGGGCACGGCGGGCACCGGCGGCGGCGGCGGCGGCTCGACCCTGGACGGCGAAAGCACCTCGATCGTCGGCGATGCCGCCGGCAATGGCGCCACGGGGTCGGAATGGGGCAGCCATGGCTGCGGCGGCGGCGGCGGCGGCGCCTGCGGGCTCGGCAACGCGACCGCGACCGGCCAGGGCGGCGACGCCGGCAACTACGGCGGCGGCGGCGGCGGCGGCGGCAACACCTTCCCCGGCTCGGGGGCGGGGCGCGGCGGCAACGGGGCAGCGGGGCTGATCGTCGTCAGCTTTCAGGCGGGCGGCGACCCGGTAGAATTTTTGGCAGCCGGGCGGCGAGATCTCACGACCCCGCTGGAAAGCCTCGGCACCAGCGGGACTGAATTAAATTCAGACGCAATAATTCGAGCAGAAGTCCAGGCCTCGCCCGCGGCCGATGTCGCGGCCAGGCTCGAGCTGGCCGGTACGCCCCTACGAGACAGCAACAATCTAGTCGAAAGCAGCCGTCGCTTATTGGTCGATCCGGCCATCGCATTAGATGTGTCAACCGTCTTGCGTACAGTGCCCTTGCTGACGACGGAACTCCTCTCTTCCGCTGCGATTTATTGGCCGGCGCCGATTGAATGGTCGGGTGGGGTGTTGGTGGAGCGCGACGCCCTGATGGCGCCCGAGTGGAGCGCAAGATTGAGGCGTGATATTGCCGCTGCGGTGGAGACGGTCGCGGTTCTCGCAGTCGACCAAAACCACGCCGTCGAATGGGTCGGCACCACATGGCACGACAATCCCGGGGCGGCAGAGGTGCTCAGCCGACTTTTACCTGTTGCCGAATTGGTCGTCGAGTTATCTTCAGGTGGTATCGTAATAGTAGCCGACTCTGCATTGTTAATTGAGAGTGTAGGAACTTCCTCTGTTGAATTGTTTTCAGTGGACACCGGCCCCAACCGGGTTCGGCTGCTGACGACGCCAGGGCGAATTCGCCTTCTTCGGAGAAACTAAGATGCGTTTGCCGATGGCGTTCGACCCAATCGAGGTCGGCGAGGTCGATTATTTTGCTTTCGATTTCACCGCGGATGTGGGAGCGGCAACGATCGTATCGACGAGTTGGACCTCCGCACTCGCCCCCTTTCAGACCGCAACCGACCCCACTCCTCAAGCGCGGGTTTTGGCGGCCGCCTCGGAAATGATGATCCAATTGCGGTCGCCCCGTGACGGCTCTCTGCAAACAAAAACCGGCTCGTTCTCGGTCGCTACTATCGGCGGGATGCCAGCGTCAGCCATCGGCGCAACCTATATTCTTGAAGCTACAGCTACGCTCAGCGACGGCCGGGTTTTGAAGCTCAATTCGTCTGTGCTGTGTGCGCCTTCGGGTTAATGACCCAGCAAATCGCCATCCAGAACGGTCTAACTTTTGCTTTTGATTGCGGCAACCCTTCTCAGCTGAAACCAGCACTACAGCCCGGAAATCGGACGATGAGAATTTATCTGCCAATCGCCAAGGTCGATGCTGAAAGGCGTGAAGTATGGGGTTACGCCTCGACCGAAGCGCGCGACGACCAAGGCGAGATCGTCAAACGCGATGCACTCGTTAGGGCGCTCGGCGACTATATGAAATTTGCCAATATTCGAGAGATGCACCAGCTCTCTGCGGTTGGTGTCGCCAAGGAAGCCGCGGTCGATGACAAAGGTCTCTATGTCGGAGCCAAGATCGTTGACGATCAGGCGTGGCAGAAGGTGGTGGAGGGTGTCTACAACGGCTATTCGATTGGCGGACGTATAACGCAGCGCGACCCCGCCGACTACAAGACGATCACCGGGCTTGTGTTGAACGAGATTTCTTTGGTCGATCGTCCGGCCAACCCCGAAGCGGTTTTCGATTATTGGAAAGCGTCAGGAGCTTCACCCATGCCGGAGACCCGGTTCAACCCGCCATTCCAAATCTGGGCCTGCGGCGTGCCCGAGCACCGTCATCTTGCCAAGGCCGAGGCATTGAAGTGCCAGGAACAACTAGCAGGTTCGGGGCTTGATTTAATTGCCGCGGCGAGAAACGCAATCGCGACCGCCGAAGACGCGCTGGAGAAGGCCCAGGACAAGGCCGAGAATGAAGAACCCTACGGCGATGTGGCATACGCCGATCCGGGTTATCAGTCCGACGGCAAGAAACGCTACCCGATCGACACCGAAGCGCACATCCGCGCCGCCTGGAACTTCATCAATCGGCCGAGCAATGCGCAGAGGTACACAGCGGCCCAACTCGACAAGATCAAGGCCCGCATCCTCGCCGCCTGGAAAGCAAAAATCGATAAGGAAGGCCCTCCCTCGACGCAAGACATGAGAAGTTCGGGAAGAACCCCGACCCGTCTCGCCTTAACAAAGGCACTATGGGACGTCGGCCATGTCGCGCGGATCATACTCGATCTCAACTGGCTGAAGGAGAACCTCCTGGTCGAAGCGGCGATGGAAGGCGACGGCTCGCCGCAGCCCGCAAGGCTGCAAGCCGTCATTGGCGAGCTGTGCGGGTTTCTTAATGCGCTGGTGGCGGAAGAGACCAGTGAGATTTTAAATGACGCGGAGCTCGTCGCCGACCCTGAGCAACCGAGCGCTTCGGACATTATGGTCATGGCGGCCGGGAGGACCGGCGCCACTCTCATTGCTGATTTGTGCCGAGGCCGAAGCGTGAAAATGCAGAAATTCGGCGCCGCGATCCTCGCCAAAACCAAGCATAGCGACGGGGACCAGGCGCTCCTCGACCTCGCCTATCATGCGATCAATAAATGCATGGGGATGGATGGCTTGCTGTTCGCTGAAAGGAGCCACGTCGCCAAGGCGCGCGACGCGTTGCAGGCCGCAGGTGCCATGGCGAGTGAGGAAGCGACGGTCGATACCGCGCGTTACCCCGAAACCGCGCCCCCTATGGTCCGCCCACCAGCGGCGGAATTCCGGCCGGGCCAAAACTCCACGGTTGATGCCTCGAAGCACCCGCTGTCGGGCGCCGCAAATGGAATGCTGGAAATGATCGCGACGGCGCTGGGCAAAAGGGGACAGGGTCATCAAGCGTTGATGGATATGGCCCATGACTGCATCGGCAAGCTGACGGATGGCGAATGTTGCGTTACCGCCAAAGCCGGCGCCCGTCATTCCAAGGAGACACTGGGCCACCTCGCCAAAGCGCACGATCATCTCGTAGCCGCCGGGGCGAAATGCGACGCCGCCGGATTTGCCGACAAGGCCGAATGGGAAGGAACGGAATTTGAACCCGGCAAAGCCGCGATGGGAAACCTTTCCAAGATGCTGGCTGGGGAGCGAGCCGAAAAGGCGGCCTTGATCGCGACCCTGACCGACATTGTGCCGCGACTCGATCAGTTGACGAAGAGGGTCGAAGATATCGCGCGCACCCCGCTGCCGCCACTTGCGGTTGCCAAAAACGTCACCGCGATTTCCAAACAACAAGACGCCGGCGGCGATGGCATCTCGCCCGACGAACTCGCCGCGGCTTTTTCTCGAATGAGCAAGGAAGAGCAGACCCTGACATTGATCAAGGCGAGCTATGCGCGACCGATCCAGCCGCCCGGCCTGATGCGGGCGAAGGAGACGCGCGGCGAGTAAATTCGGCTCCAACGCCGTAACCGAACCCGGCGCCTCGCCGGGTTTTCTTTGCCCCCCTGTTGGGAGGAATTGTAAATGAGTTCGATTACCCAGGAATCGCTGGAGCTGTTGAAGAGAGCTCTGGCCACGCCGGACGACACGCTCACCAAATCGATCTCGACCGCGACCGGCCTCGTCGCCTACGACCTGCAGGCACCCGCGAAAAATCTCTATCCCTTTGTCACCCCGATTCGCAACGTCATGCCGCGAGTAGGCGGCGGCACCGGCACCGCGACCAATTGGCGCCAGGTCAATGCGATCATCGGCTCCGGCTTCGACGCAATGGGCTGGGTTCCGGAAGGTCAACGCTCGGGCCAGATGTCGTATTCGACCTCGAGCAAGTCTGCCACCTTTGTCACTATTGGCGAGGAGGACGCCGCGACCTTTGAAGCGATCTCGGCCGGTCGCGAGTTCGAAGACATCCAGGCGCGGATGACTTTCCGGCTATTGCAAAAGATGATGCTGAAAGAGGAGATGGCGATCCTCGCTGGAAACGCCTCGCTGATGCTGGGTACCCCAGCGACCCCGACCCTGTCGGCATCAGGCAGCGGTGCTACCCTGCCCGCTGGAACGTATTTCGTCAAGGTTGTGGCCCTGACCCTCGAAGGCTATCAGAATTCCAGCGTGGCGGCCGGCGTTGCCACAACCAAGACCATCACCGGCGTCGACAACAAGACCTTCGCGCTCAACGGTGGCTCATCGAACATCAGCGGTGAGGCGAGCCAGGCAGTAACACTCGGCCAGACCTTGTTTTGCAGCGTCGCCCCGATCATGGGCGCCGTCGCCTATGCCTGGTACGTCTCGGCCTCGACCGGAACCGAGACATTGCAGGCGATCACGACGATCAACAGTCTCGCTGTTTCGGCGCCGCTCAGTACCGGAAACCAACCTCAAACCGCGATTACAGGGGATAGTTCGGCCAATCCGAACTATGCCTATAACGGCCTGCTGACGACCGCGCTCATGGCCGGCTCGAACGCCTACGTCAACACTTTGTCGACCGGCACCCCGGGAACCGGCACAACCTTGACGCCCTCGGGCCGGGGCTCGGTGGTCGAAATCGACACAATGTTCCAGACGATGTGGAACAATTTCGAGCTGTCGCCGACCGTCCTTTACGTAAATTCTCAGGAGCTGAAGAACATCACCACCAAAGTGCTGTCGAACAGCTCCGGGCCGCTTCTGCGTTACGACACTCCCGCTGACGGAAGCGAGGGCGAGTATCAGCTGACGGCGTCCGGGACGGTGCAATTCTACTATAATCCGTTCGCGATCTATGGCGGGTTGCGCATCCCGATTAGGATTCACCCGCGCGTCCCGCCCGGCACGATCATCGGCTGGGCCGAGAACCTGCCGATCCAGTATCAGTCGAACGAAGTGCCTAACGTGGCCGAGGTCAAGACCCGGCAGGATTACTATCAGATCGACTGGCCGATCGTCACACGCCAGCGCCAAGTCGGCGTCTACGCCGAAGAGGTGCTGGCCGTCTATGCTCCGTTCGCAATGGGCGTCATCACCAACATCACCAACGGCTGACCGACTTGTCCGACCTGATAGCGCTTCGGGCCATGTTCGGCCAGGACGAGGCCAATCACGGGACCGTGCGCTATCGCGTCGGACTGGACGGCTTGGTTCTCGTGCCGCCCGAGGTTGCAGTTAGCTTGGTCAATAATGGTGGGTTTGCTGTGGTAAAACCGATTGCAATGGGGCCATCGAAGCCGCGACCGGGCGATCTGCCGTGTAACGCTCTGGTGCGATTGCATCATGATACCGCAGGCGCTTGCAGTTACGACGGCAGTCAATATCGAGCCGATAAGAATGGGGACTTTCTTGTACCGGCCGAGGCGGTAGCGGATCTGACGGCGCACGGTTTTTTCCCGTCAGGCCGGGACAAACGCGACAAGAGCGAGCATTCAAACCCTTAAAAGCAACGCCCTAGGGGCGAACCGCTAAAAACCTGCGCTTGCTCGGGAGTACGACAATGTCGAGGATCGACGAGGCTGTCTACGTCGATATCGTGCGCCAGGCGATCAAAGCGATTAATCCGACGATCGCCGACGCTGCAATGGCCCATGGGTGGCCTGCAGCACTCGACGCCGTCAGCACGATTTTGATGTCGCTGCTGATCGCTGCGGTTGGCGCTGACGAGGCGCGCGCGGCTTGCGGCAAGATGTACGAAGATGTCGCCCGGCTCGAGCGCGCGTGGGCGCCGGTTGTAGCTCGGGCGATGGATGAAGTGCCCGGAGGGCGAGCCTGATGGCATATGGCGACTTGACGACTTTGGCCGATGTCAAGGCGTGGCTACAAACCGGGCAAAGCGCCTTTCCCCCGACCGACGACGTGCTGTTGACGAGGCTGATTACCGCTGCGAGCCAATACATACAGACTTGGCTGAACCGTCGCATTGCCGTTGCCGACTATCTGGAAGTGCGTGATGGGACCGGCGGCCAGCGCCTTCAATTTGGCTGCTTTCCGGTCTGCGCCGTTTTATCGCTAACCATAGACGGTATCGCGATCCCGCCTGCGCCACCGCCTTCACCCAGCACTGGCTTGACGGCTGGCTATCTGTTTTCGTCGACGGAGTTAGCTGTCCGCGGCTATTTCTTCACCCGCCGAGTGCAGAATGTCGCCTTTTCGTACACAGCCGGTTATATGACGACGCCCCCGGAGATCGCACAGGCCTGCATCGAGCTTGTGGCCCTGCGCTATCGCGAGCGAACGCGGATTGGTGAAGTTTCGAAGACGGTCGGCAGCGGCGAGACAGTCAGTTACTCGCAAAAGGATATGAGCGCACCGATCTCGACATTGCTTCAGCAATATCGAGTCGTAGCCCCCGTTGCCGCCTATTCGGTGACAATGGCGCCGACCGCAACCGATCCGGCGATTGTTGGCGGCGTATTGTGATTTCTACTAAACTGATCGGCGATGAAGCGGCGCTCGATCGTCTGAACAGGATCAGAGACGCCGCTTACCAGGGAGTAGCGCGAGCGATCGCCAAGCTCGGCGCCGATCTGCGAAATAGTATTCAGCAGAACAAGTTGAGCGGCCAAGTTTTGCATGCTCGCAGCGGAGCGCTTAAACAAAGCATCTCTGTTCGGGTGGATCGAAGCGCCACAACGGTCAGCGCGACCGTTTTCAGCGATCTCGACTATGCCGCAGCGCAGGAATACGGGTTCAGCGGCACAGTCGACGTACGGGCAAGCCTGCGCCAGATCAAGGAAGCATTTGGCCATCCGATCGCCGCCCAGACAATAGGGATTGCCGCACATAGTCGGCGAATGGATCTGCCCGAACGTTCGTTTTTGCGCTCGGCACTTGATGATCTGACTCCAGATATCAGCGCCGGCGTCGCGGATGCGTTGCGCGAGGCGTTGGACTAATGATCGAACGTGAACTGATTTATTCGGCGCTTTGGGCTTTAGCTTCGCGCGCGTGGTCCTTTGCCAGCGCCAATCGCCGCCTACGGCATTGGTCCGACGTGTCGCCGGCCGAACAGCCGGCTCTGTTTATGAGCGAAAAGGGCGGGTACGCCGCTGTCAAGGCGTTGGGCGCACCGATCGTCTGGACGCTGTACGCTGATTTCTACATTTACGTACATGCGAGCGATCCCTACGCAGCGCCGGCGGCGATCCTCAATCCGCTGCTTGATTCGCTCGAACGCGCTTTGGCGCCGGCGCCGGCAACCGGGATCCAGAATCTGGGGCTGCCTCAATTGGTTCAGCACACTTATATCGCCGGCAAGATAGAAACCGATGAAGGCGTGCTCGGGGACCAGGCGATCGCGATCGTTCCAGTCGAGATCCTGTGTCTGTGAAGGCGCGCGCTGCCAGGACACCGGATATTTCTATCCTCCAGGCCGGCGCCGTCACAACTGGGTTCTCGTCGACGGGGCTCATTGGATGCGCTGAGCCGGTGCCGGTGCCGAGGTGCTGAATGCCCTTAATGGCCAGACGCATTTCGCAGACATTGGACCGGCAACTGCGGTTGCGGCGCCCAAGAACGACGATTTTCACGCTTCGATAGTGCGCGGGATCGAAACGGTCTTAATCACCGGTACCGCCATATCCCACACCCGGGCTAGCATCCGCCAAAACCTCCGCGTCCCCGCTGCCAAGGCGATACGGGCCATGGTCTATCGCGGAGCTGCCGGTCTCAAAAAGGAATTCGACGACATGAGCGACGATCGCGAAGCCGCACCGGTCCTGGCGCAGTCGCCCGGCCAAACCGACGACCAGCTTGGTGAGTTGATTGAGCGCTGGTGGATGGATCATTTTCCCGGCTCGGCTGTCGCGCGCGACACCGCGGCCTGGAATGCGGCCCATGCTGCCAAGGAAGCGTTGAAACGGCTGTTGGTACACCTCCAGCACCTGCCCCAGGCGACCGCCCGCGTCGAGGACAACGATTTGCAAGGGAGTATTTAAAATGCAGCTCAGCTTCGGCTCAGGTGCGCTTTGGGGCGAGCGCACAGACGTTACCGGCTCGGGGATCGGCCCGCGCCAGTTCGGTGTGCTCCAAGACATCCAGATCGATTTCGACTGGACCGACAAGGAGCTCTACGGCCAGTTGCAGTTTCCAGTGGCGATTGCCCGTGGTCAAGGAAAAATCAGCGGCAAGGCAAAGTTTGCGCAGATTATTGGCCTATTGTACACCGATATCTTCTTCGGAGTAACGGCGGCAACGGGCCAATTTGCCGTCTCGGAATTCGAAGCCGCCATCGTCCCCGCGGTAACCCCCTTCACGGCAACAGTGGCCAACGCATCTAGTTATAATGACGATTTGGGGGTCATTTATGCCGCTACCGGCAAACGTTTCAATCGAGTAACGACCCCCTCCGCAGCGGGTCAGTACTCAGTCAATTTCGCCACCGGTGTCTATACCTTCTCGGCGGCCGATGCGAACGCGGCGCTTCTGATTTCATACACCTACAACGTTACGACCAGTGGCAATAAGCTGACCTTGACCAATCAATTGATGGGAACGACGCCGACCTTCAAGGCAACATTTTATACCATGTATAGCGGTCAAGGCACAGCGTTGCGGCTGAATGCCTGTACAGCGAACAAGCTGTCGACGCCGACTAAAATCGATGATTGGACGATCAGCGAACTCGACTTTATGGCTTTTGCCGATGCGTCGGGGACAATCGGCTATCTGAGCACGGTTGAATGATGATGGCGGCCGTCTGCAGCCTGCCGGCGATCGATGGGGGCGGAACGTGATCTCCGGGATAACAGTCACGATGGGCGGGCGCGATTGGACCGTTCCACCCCTGACCTTGGGCCAATTGCGGCTGCTGATGCCAAAGGTCCGCCAGCTTTCCGAAATCGGCGCCCAGATGGGCGAAACGCAGATTGCGGTTTTGGTCGAGATCGTTGCCGCTGCCCTGCAACGCAATTATCCTGACGTGACGGCGGAGACGGTCGAGGACTTGTTGGACCTCGGCAATGCCGGGCCGGTGCTGAACGCGGTGCTGACCGGTTCGGGTCTTCGATCGCGGGCACGCCCATCGGGGGAAGCCTTAGCCCCCGAGCTGGTCTCGGGGGCCACGACTACTTCGACCGCGACGATAGCTGGGGGCATATCTACGGCCTCCTCGCCACCGCCTGTGGATACAGTTATCCGATAATCGACGCGATGACGCTCTTCGATGTCGAAGAGCTGACGCGTTACTGGATAGACCACCCACCGCTGCATCTAATGGTCGCGGCCTATCTCGGTATCGATAAGGCCCGACGCAGACGCGCGGTGCCGCCGAGTCTAAAGGCTGCACCGGAGGCAGATCCCGACCCCAAAATTGTGCAGCTACTTGCCGATTTGGGCCCAGCATTCGCGATCGGCGACGTCCACAGAGGGCTAAGCCCTGTCGTGCTCGATTTTACCGAGCTGCGGCGGAGAAGCAAGATCGTGGGCTGATCATGTGGGGCATGGCGGTGTAGCGAAAATCGGGGCGCTTCGGAGCGCCCTTTTTTTGTCGAGAGGACGGCGTGGCGGATATCGAAACCAGTGTTGCCATTACCGCACAGACCGACGACCTCCAGTCGGGAATGTCGGCCGCGGCTGATGCGGTAGAGGCAGCTACCGGGGCAATGAGAGCCCAATTTGGCGATCTCGGCGCCGCCGCGCAGCAGGCGCAGGCTCATATCGGCGCCGCGGCGGCGCAGATCGGGTCAACGGTCAACGCATTACAGGCCAGGACAGCCAGCCTTGTCGGGGGCGTAGGCGGGGCGACCAATCAAACCGGCAATTCCTTGGGCCAGTCTCCAGGGATCTCCGTGAGCCAACGAGGCGGGGCAGGAAGCGGCGGTACGACAAACCGACTCCCAACCTGGCGCACAGAACTGCAAGGTCAACTTGCAGCAGAGCAATCGTTCTTCAGCGATTCGAAGGCAGAGGAGCTGGCATTTTGGCAGGACAAGCTGGCGCTGACCGAAGCAGGATCTAAAGAGCAGCTTGCAGTCGAGACCAACATTTATCAACTCGAAAAGCAGCTCGCGGTGCAGAACGAGCGGGATACGCTCGCCTCGCTCGCTGCCGATGGAAAAGTCACGGATGCCGCTTATACCCAAAAGAAAGCGGCAATCGAGCAGCAGGCCGCGCTAGGTAAAATCTCGAGCGCCGAGGAGATCGCTCAGCTTAAAGACGCGCTCGATTCCGAGTGGGCACTCGAGCAAGATTATTACGCAAAGAAGCTGACCGCTGCCCAGAACGACGCTCAAACTCAGGAAAAGCTCACGGAGCAAGAGGAGCTCGCCTATCAAAAATATCTGACCGACAAGGACAAGCTCGACGCCCAAGCGGTACAGAACAGTCAAAAACAGTGGGAAAGTCTATTACAGCCGATCCAGCGCGCACTGGACACGTCGATCACCGGAATCATCGTGGGCACGACGACTGTGCAGAAGGCTCTGTCCAATCTGGCGCAATCGATTATCGCAGAATTCGTCAGCTCAGTGGTCGGCAGCGTGTTTAACAGTCTGGGGAAAATGCTCGGCGGAAGCATTGCCGGCGGGAGCGGCGGAAGCAGCGGCGACCAGGATTTCTCTGGCGGCATCACCGGCGCCGGCGCGGACCTCGTCGGCGGCGGGCTCTCAGAAGGATTGTTTGGCTCCGGCGGTTTATCCGGGGCTTTGGGTCTTGGCAGTTTGTTTTCGGGCGGTAGCCTTTTTGGTAGCCTGTTCAAAGGAATCGGGTCTTTGTTCAGCTTCGAGCACGGCGGGATAGTGCCATCGGCAGCGGGCGGCTGGATGGTCCCGTCAACATCGCTAGCGATGTTGCACGCCAATGAGATGGTTCTCCCGGCCAACATCAGCCAGGGATTGCAAGGGATGATTGCCGGCGGCGGCGCGGCGCCCAGTGTCAACGCCACCTTTGCCGTATCGGCGATGGATTCGCAGTCGGTCGCAACCTTTTTCAAGAACAACGGCTCGACACTCGTAGCGGCGCTCAACCAAGCGATGCGCAACGGCTCGGTGTTGCGGACGGCGAGCTGATGGCGGTCAACGATGTTGGGGTCTTTCCGTCATTGCCCGGTCTATCGTGGTCGGTCACCAAATCGCCGGTGGCGCAGACGCGCATTCAGCGCGCCGTGTCGGGTCGCGAGTTGCGGGCGATGGATTACCCCTATCCGCTCTACCAGTTCCAGCTCGTCTTCAACTTTCTGCGCCAGACGCCGGGCTACAACGAGCTCAGCACGCTCCTCGGTTTTGTGGAAGCCTGTTACGGCGCCTACGGCACGTTTCTGTTCGACGACCCTGCCGACGATACCGCAACTGGCCAAGGGATCGGCACCGGCGACAGCAGCACGACACAATTCCAGCTTCAGTATGCCAAGGGCGCGGCGGTTGCCTTTGTGCGGCCCATAGATGCGGTTAACGTCCTGAACGCCGTCTATTTCGACGGGATCACGCAAAGCCCTTCGACGTATGGCTGTGCCACGGGGTTAAACTCGTCGGGGCTCGTCACCTTCAACACGCCGCCCCCGTCGGGTGTGGCGATCACCGCGGATTTTACCTATTATTTCCGCTGCCGATTTACCGACGACAGCTACCAATTCGAAAATTTTATGTATCAGCTTTGGCAACTCAAGAAGCTGACCTTTATTTCGGTGTTTCCGTGAAGCCGGCCTCACCGGCCCTCATCGCGCTGCTCAACTCGTCCGAGCAGTTCATCATGGCCGACCTCTATACATTCACTCTGGTCGGCGGCGGAGTGCATCGCTATTCCGGCGGCACGACGGCGATCACGGATACGAACCGTAACCTCTTCGCCCTGGGACCAAAATTCGAGCGCTCAAAGACGCATGTCGTGATTGGCGTGCAGGTCGATGAGTTGGACGTGAAGATCTATCCCGAGCCAAGCGACATGCTGGGCTCGACGCCGTTTTTGCAAACCGCCTGGACTGGGCAATTCGATGGGGCGGTATTGCAGGTCGAGCGCGCCTTTATGTGGCCTAGCTATGGTGCCGTGGTCGGGACGGTGGTGATGTTCGCCGGGCGGATTTCGGACATCGATTGCAGTCGCACGGGTATCGACATGAAATGCCGGTCGCATCTAGAGCTCTTGAATATCCAGATGCCGCGGCGGTTGTGGCAGCCGACCTGCAACCACGTTTTTGGCGACGCAATGTGCCAGTTCGACCGGGTGAGCCTCGCCGTCACCTTCGCGGCCGGGTCGGGCACGACGCAGACGCAGATCGTCGGCGTGCCGAACACCTCGACGCCGTTCACCCAGGGGACGATCGTCGGGCTCTCCGGCGCCAATGCCGGCGAGACTCGCACGATCGCCAATTTCATGGCGGGGCAATATGCCCAGGTAAAGCTCGCGTTTCTCGCCCAGCCTGATATCGGCGACCAGTTTCAGCTGTTGCCGGGTTGCGACCGCAGCCTTGGCACCTGCACCAACACGTTTTCGAACCAGATCCATTTCGGCGGGATGCCCTACATCCCGGCGCCGGAGAACGCGGTATGACGCCACCGGCCGACGCCGTCATCGTCGATTTCGATCCGCACATTGTGTGGGCAATCGCCGCCCTGTCGATCGCCATCGTCGCATTGTTTCTGCTGCTCGCAGCCGTCGCAGGAGAAAATCGGAAATGAGCCCAACCCTGCACGTCTTCACGGCGCGGTTCAACCCGCTGCGTTGGCAGGCGCCGCAGCGACATTTTGTCGATTGGGCGCAGGCGATGCGCGACCTCGGCGCCGATGTCACGGTAGTCGAATGCGCCTATGGCGAGACGCCATTCGCGTGCGAGATGCCCGGCATCGTGACGCATATCGGGGTGCGCGCCGACAGCTGGGCGTGGACCAAGGAATGCCTCTTGAACCTCGGCATTCAGCGCCGGCCGGAGGCGAAATACATTTGCTGGTCCGACAGCGACGTGTTCCCGCGGCGCAACGATTGGGCCGCGGCAACGATCGACGCCTTGCAGCACTATCGCATCGTGCAGCCGTGGGATGCCTGCTACGACCTCGGTCCCGATGACGCGCACGGCGACGTGTGGCGGTCCTTCGCGCGTCAATACGTGCATGGGCATCCGATCGTCGTCGGCGAGGGACAGGACTTCCACAAATTCTGGAAGGGCGGCGGCGGCCAGTTCGACTACCCGCATCCCGGATATTGCTGGGCCACCAAGCGCGAGACGCTGAACCTGATCGGCGGGCTCTTTGAATATGCCGGCATGGGCGCGGCCGATCATCATCAGGCCGTGTCATTGCTCGGCCAGGTCACGAAGTCCTTTCCACGGGCTGTCGCGCCGACTTATCGGGCGATGCTCGAGGCGTGGCAGAGCCGCGCGCGGCACGCGGTCAACGGCCGCGTCGGCTATGTGCCCGGCACGATCGAGCACCGCTTTCACGGCGCCAAGGCCAATCGCCAATACTGGGACCGCTGGCAGATGTTCCTGCGCCATGGCTTCGACCCCGTAACCGATCTGAAGCGAAACACCTGTGGCGTCCTCGAATTTGCCGGCAACAAGCCGGCTCTCGAGCACGAGTGGGATCAGTACCTGCGGATGCGGCGCGAGGACGACAACGCCGCGCCAGCGACGTTCCGCCGACCTGAGCCGCCGCACCGCCCGATCAAGCCGCCGCCGGCGCCCCCGGTATCGCATCCGCATCGGCGCGATCATCGATGAGCGCCAAGCGCGCGGCGGTAGTCGCCGAAGCCGAGAGCTGGCTCGGCACACCCTATCACCACATGGCGCGGCTGAAGGGCGTGGGTTGCGACTGCCTGACCCTGCTCGCCGCGGTTTATGAGGCGGCGGGCGTCGTCCCAGTGATCGAGATTCCGTTTTACCCGCCGGACTGGCACCTGCACCGCGGGGTAGAGCGCTACATGGACGGGTTGCTCGCCTACGCGCATGAGGTTGACGCACCCGCACCCGGCGAC